GGCCGACTCGATTAGTCAGGTCAAATACTACAGCCGATACATGGCTATCAAGTATTTGGAACTTCTGCGAATGACCGTGCGGCCTGACCTCCAGCTTAGAGACCTCCGGGCGCGAAACGCGTGGAGCCCACGAATTGGATTAGCGCTGATGTTTCCGGGCAAGATAGGTCGCATAGTAGGTGATCGCGATGATAACAGCGATTACGCGATTGAACTTGCCGAGGAGTGTGCGCTCGAAGTACTCGAGGAATTGAAGGACGTTTACGGAATTGAGATTAGCCACTTCCAGTTACAAGTCCTTCTTTGCAACTTCCGTGAAATGCTAGTGGGAGGGTTTTACCCGCGAGCCGGTCACGATGAAGAGATGGATTACCTTAAACTCGCTGATGATTTGGAATCTACCAAAGACGTGTGGACTATGCGTTCGCATTTGTTTCCACGTCATTTGCTTGGTGAACACGGCGGGTGGCACGGTATCCAGAAGAGTGAGTATCAGCGTTGGAAGAAGTTTGGAGAGGGGATCCTGTGAGCGAGCGACTAAATGTAGGATTAGTAGGAACAGGAAGGTTGGGGTATCTGTACGCGGAGCTTCTGCGTACACAGATCCCACAAGCGAACTTAGCGGCAATCGCCGGCCATCGGGCACAGGAGATTGCTGAGGCGTGGGGAATTCCGAACTGGTCACTGGATAGAAAAGGGTTGATTAACAACCCGCTCGTAGACGCTGTGATCATCGTAAGCAGCACAGACACGCACATCGAGTTTATCGTAGAGGCACTGGACGCCAAGAAGCCGGTGTTCTGCGAAAAGCCACTCGCGATGAGAAGTGAGCACCTCGACGGGCTAGCTCGACGGATCGAGGCGAACGGTCACTTTGTACAGATTGGGTTCATGCGCCGGTACGATCCTGCCAACGTGCGAATGCAGGACATTATCGCGCAGAGCGAGATTGGCAACCCGATTCTGTTCAAGTCCACTTCGAGGGACCGTTGCCTACCCACCCTCGAATACTGCAAGACGAGCGGCGGGTTACTTCTGGACATGGCCATACATGACTTCGACCTAGCACGGTGGATGATGCTGAGCGAAGTCAAGTCGGTGTACACGACGGCTGGAGTGTTCGTGTATGACGAGCTTCTCGACATCGGTGATATTGATAGCGCCGTGTGCGTCTTGGAGTTTGTGAATGGCGGAACCGGCGTGATTGACGTGTCTCGCTGCGCGCACTACGGCTATGACGTACACACCGAAGTGCTTGGAAGCCACGGTATGCTGCGATCGGGATTCTACCGCGACACGAACCTGTTGCACTTCGACCACAACCGCGTGAGCCACGACATTGTCCAGGAGTTCGGCCCGCGCTACCGTGAAGCGTTCCGCCTGCAGCTAGAGGATTTTGTGAACCGCGTGATGGATGGCGATGAACCCGCGATCACGTTCGATGACGGCCTGAAGGCGCTGAAGATTGCTGAAGTAGCACAGCGTTCCTATGAGCACGGGGAAAGGCTGTATCTATGAAAACGATCGTGATCGTTGTCAGTAAGCGGCCGGGGCCAATCCTGACCCTGGGATCGTACAACACCGTGTTGTATGACACAGTGATTCTGGCTGACCCGAACGTGTTCGAGGAGCACAGTCGTCGGTACGATGGACGGCACAAGGTGTTTATCGGCGGATACGGAATCGGACCGCAGACAATCGCGGCGTACAATCTGGCAGCCGAGCTCGGCGCCAAGTATTGGGTGCGCCTGGATGATGATCTGCCGCCCAAGACGTTCGTCGACAAGTACGGATTTCCTGACCTCGACTTTGTAATCGAGGAACTAGTCTTCTGTATCGACGAAACCAAGACCGGGTTCGCTGGAGTAGCAAACTCCACGAACAAGTCGTGGCTCAAGGACGGGTATTCCCGAACCTACGGTATGATCCACGGAGGCTGCAACATCGCAAAGCCCTCTCGTGAAGGGTGGAAGTATACGCATCCGCACCTGCCCAGGAACGGTGACGTCTGGCGGAGCGCGGCACACAGACTGGAAGACGGTGCCGTGGGGCGCGTTCAGCATATCGGGTTTGACAAGGGACCGTCGACCCTGAATGAATCCACGCTTCCCAGTGATGAAGAATCCACGCTTCGCGCCAAGGACATGATCGAGGCGGAGTTTGGACCGCACGGAGTTGTATCGTTCGACGGGTGGCGTGAAATAGGCGGGAAGCGTTTTCCAAACTGGCGAATGTTACGCGGAAAGCATTATAGAGCCAAGCCATGATCTGGGTTCCCGTATTTCTGACGGCCTTAGTAATTCACTTGTGGAACATGTACAACGCGAGTGAAGATAAGCCGATGGCTCTACGGTTCATCACAGAAACTCTGTCGTTGTGGTTGCTGACTTTGGGAGTTCGTGAGGTGGTTACGTGGTTCCAATGATTCGAACGTACACCGGGAAAACTGTCAATCCGTTGGCACTGAAGACAACGGATATTGACATTGAGGACATTGCGCACCATCTCTCGTGTTACAACAGATTCAATGGAGCGCTTGTCTGTCCGGTGAACGTGGCGTGCCACAGCGTTCTCGTGGCGCGGGTCGTTGGGTACTTTGTTGAAGACTCCACGGTTGAGATGCAGGCTCTGTTGCACGATGCAACAGAGGCTTACCTTGGGGACGTGACGAAGTGGCTGAAGGCGAGCCCGGCGATGGCCGGCTACCGGATAGCTGAGCAAGACGCGCACAATATCATCATGGATAAGTTCTGTCTCCCAAGGGACCTCCATCCCTCGATTGAGAACGCGGACCGCGTAGCCGTGACGTTCGAGGGACAGATGGGGTTCAATGACATGAACTGGCCAGGATTAAAGAAGTACCCGCGACTGACAAACGACGAGATGATGGCGATCGGCGACCACTATTGTTTTCGTGAGTGGCAACAGTCAAAAGACTTGTTCCTAGAAACGTACCGCGATCTTGTGATGCGTATCAATTTTGGAGAGAACAGTAATGCCGAAGGCTATTAACATACGAGGCACCTCCGGGTGTGGAAAATCGCATCTGGTAAAGCAGATCATGAGGGAGTTCCCGGTCAAGAAGCCGCACAAGATCAAGTTCCGGAAACAGCCGATTGGCTACACGCTCGAACGGCCAGATGGTGACCCGCTTTATATTGTAGGTCACTACGAAGAACTGTGCGGCGGGTGTGATACGATTATCGGTCTCGATGCTATTTACGACGAGATCGAAGCCGCGATTCTTGACCTGGAGATGGACGTTATATTCGAGGGACTTATCGTGTGCTCTGACGTGGAGCGCTGTATTTCCCTGAAGGACATTTCCGACTTGTTAGTTATCGAGTTGGATACACCGCTCGACGAGTGTCTGAATAACATCGAAGAGCGCCGCTACATTCGGGGTGACAAACGGCCGGTCGACCCGAAGCATACTGTAGCAAAGATGGATCAACTAGTGCCGCAGAGAAAGAAGTTCGCAAACGCAGGTGTAGATTTCCGCCTACTTGACTACAAGTGGGCACTGGTAGATGTCCGAGACTTTCTAGGCTTAAAAGTGAGCGTGTGATGAACAAGAACCGAGTTGAACAATACTTCGCTTTGGCCCGTGAGCGTTACCTGATCCGCGAACGACGATTGGCTGGACAGCCGTGGCCGTGGTCCGATCAGGAAGTGTTTCAGAAGTACAATCTATGTAATGTATTTAGAGAGCACGACAAGACCACGATGTGGTTCGACAAGAACATTCGTAGCAAGGTGAGCGGGCAGAAGGCGATCGAGGCGACCGTGATCTTCCGGTGGTTCAACCGGATTGAGACCGGCGAGATTATCAAGCACCTGATCCTGGATCAGTGGAACTCGGAAGAAGCCCGGATTCTCCTGGAAGACGTCAAGCCGATCGTGACGGGCGCGTACATGATCAAGACTGTCACCGGCAAGAACAAGCTGGAAGGCTTCTTGCAGGCCGTGGACGAAGCGCTTCCAATTCTGAAGTCCCTCGAAGGGAAGTGGGAACCGACGCTGCAGGGGATGCACGAGCAGCTTGTGAAGGTACCGTATCTCGGCGGCTTCATGGCCTACGAGATTGTGAGTGACCTGCGCTGGACCGACGTTCTGGGCGGCGCGCGAGACATCATGTCGTGGGCGAACGCGGGACCGGGCTGTGTGCGAGGCCTGTCGCGTATTATCTACGACACGCCGCGTGGAATGTTCACGCGTAACTCGCAGAAGAGCCAGGACGAGATGGTGGAGTACATGAACGTTCTGCTCGAGATGTCGCAGGACGATAGGCTCTGGCCGGCGGACTGGCGTCAGTGGGAGATGCGCGAGGTCGAACACTGGCTTTGCGAGTACTCCAAGATCACCGGGTTCCTGGAAGACGGGAAGGATCCCAAGCGCGTGTACCGACCGGCGGAGTTGGTGTGATGCATGTCATCCACGTTCACAACGCCCAGGAAGGGCTGTTCGAGGGATTAAAACACCTCAAGGAGAACGGGATTTGGCAGGACTCCCGGAACGGACGTGTAATTCGTTCTGAGGGTCCGGTGACAACTGTGTACAGCTCACCACTTGAAAAGGTGGTGAGTTGGAAGGTACGTGACGCCAATCCGTTCTTTCACCTGTACGAAAGTCTGTGGATGTTGGACGGCAGGCGGGACGTGGGAGGTCCCGCCCGCTACGCCAAGAACATGCTGAATTATTCCGACGATGGACAAATTCTCCACGATGCCTACGGGTACCGCTGGAGAGAACACTTCGGCCGGAACCAGATCGCGCAGATCATTCAGCAGCTGAAGGCTGATCCAATCGACCGACAGTGTGTTCTGCAGATGTGGGATCCCAAGGTAGACCTGGGCCGGAAGGGAAAGGCTGTTCCGTGCAATCTGGTAGCCACATTCCAGATTGACCCGGTGTGGTCCAAGCTGAACATGACTGTGTTCTGTAGGTCTAACGACATAATTTGGGGAACGTACGGAGCGAACGCTGTTCACTTCGGATTCCTCCTCGAATACGTGGCGGTGAAGACCGGCTTTCAGGTTGGTAAGTACACACAGATTTCGGTGAATTACCACGCCTACGAAGAGCAGTACAACAAATGTCTGCCGATCGTGGATGAGAAATGGCGTGGGTATCAAACCGGCACGATCCGTATGCCGGAAGATGTAGACGTGCAGATTCACAACGTGCTTGCGTGTGCGGATAGTGAAGCGTATGTGAATCGGCCGCCGAGTCGGCAGTTCTTCACTTGTGATAGCGAGTGGGGCGCGATGTGCCACAGAATGATGTGGGCACACCAAATGTATCGTCAAGGTTTCCCAAAGGAAGCGTTTGACGTTCTCTACGATGCACAGGTGTGTGACTGGACTATTGCGGGCCGCGAGTGGCTCCTGCGAAGGATGAAATGAATGAGTGATCCGCGGAATGAACTAGAAGCACTGGTAGATGAAGCACGTCTCTGCATCTGTGGTCACCCAAAGCGTGACCACAATTTCCCCAACCGTTCTGGAGAATGCAATCGACTTGATTGCAAGTGTGAGAAGTTCGAACAGAAGATCTTCACAGCAACTGTTTACTTCGGTAAGGATGCAGACAAAGCGTTCGCCGAGCAGCGTCAAGATCTCGAAATGGTGAATCACCCTGCCCACTACGGTGGCGGTGAAAATCCGTACGAACATATCAAGGTGTGCGATGCGTGGGGCCTGAACTATCGTTTGGGAAACGCGACAAAGTACATCTGCCGAGCTGGAAAGAAATCAGATCACACACTTACAGACCTCCGGAAGGCCCTCTGGTACATTCAGTCTGAAATTGAGAGGCTCGAGGATGAACACGGATAACACCAAAAGAATGAAAGGAACTGTGATTCGTCTCCTCCCTAACAAGGGATTCGGTTTCATACGGGACACTGACGGACGAACGCGGTTCATGCATGCCAAGAACTTCTCCGTTCCTGGCACATTTGACCTTCTTCAAGAAGGTTGTGTATTGGATTTTGAACCTGTAGCAGACGGCCATGGTGGAGATGGTCTTCGATGTATTGATATAAAGAAGGTAGAATAGTGAGAAAATTAATCCCACCAGAGGTTCGATTTTGGAAACACGTTGATAAGAAAGGGCCAACTGAATGTTGGTTGTGGACAGGATGTCTTTACCATTATGGATATGGGCAATTTAATTACGAAGGTGCCCATCGCTTTTCATGGAAATTGGTAAATGGTCCAATTCCAAATGGTCAATACGTTTGTCACACATGTGATATACCAATTTGTGTGAATCCTGATCATTTGTTTCTTGGAACAGCCAAAGACAATTTTCATGATGCAATTCGTAAAGGTAGAACACCTCGTGGCGAAAATCAACGTTCAGCAGCTTTAACTGAAAAGGAAGTGATTGAAATTTTCAAGAGTAAAGAATCTACAAGAGAACTTGCAGATTCTTATCTTGTCACCACTCAAACAATTCGCAACATTTGGTCTGGAAAATGTTGGGGTTGGCTAACAAAAGGTGAAACATGAGTCTTGGTCTGAGATTAGAGCGTCCGTTAGTTTTGTTTGACCTCGAAGCTACTGGATCAAATCCGATGAAGGATCGGGTTTTCCAAATCGCCTTGAAGGTTTACAACCTTGATGGTACTGAGGAAGAGCATTACACGTACATCAACCCAGAAGTTTCAATCCCGAGACAACCGTTCTTCGAGGAAAGAGGCTACACGGACGAGCTAATCACAGCGGGCTGCGCTCGGTGCGGACACAACGCCGACAAGCACCCGTCTGAAGCCTGTCCAAAGTGGCGTCCAATCCCACGGTTCTGCGAAGTGGCGAAGCCATTGTTCACCACATTCGTCGGTGCCGACTTCGCTGGCTATAATCTCAAACGATTCGATCTTCCTCTCATCAAGGAAGAGTTCGCTCGCTGCGAGATGGCCTTCGACTACAGCAAGGCCAGTGTTATTTGCGGTCTCCGTCTATGGCAGATCCTCGAACCAAGGACTCTGTCGGATGCCGTAGAACACTGGGGTGGGCGGAAAATGGAAAACGCCCACGACGCTATGGCGGATGTACGCGGCACGGAGCTCGCCTTACAGGGAATGCTTCGTCAGCCAAACCTACCGCAAACTGTCACTGAACTCGGTGAACTGCTGTTTCCGCGCGACCCGTGTCAAATTGATGACTCCGGTAAATTCCGGTTCATCAACGGGCGAGCGTGTTTCAACTTCGGGAAGCTCAAGGGTCAACGGATGGATTCCGACCCCGGCTACCTCAAGTGGATGCTTAACGGGGATTTTTCAGCTGACGTCAAGCGCATAGTTCGCGACGCGCTCGAGGGAAAGCTGCCGAGTGCTCCACCGGAAGCGACCGGGGAGGTCCAACCGTTCTAGGCTTTATCCGTGGTACCCTAAGTTAGTGGGCTAGGGTACCACGGGTTATCACAGGAGGGGTTATGAAACCCATTGCGACCCTGATCCGCCTGATACGGCGGATCTTTTTAGTTAAGGGCGAAGATCACGTTAGCGAGACTACTCTCAAGTATTATGCAACCCTCGAAACCAAAGTAGGGTGGGAAGGGCCGAGTCATCATGGCAAGTTCAATCGCTGAAAGGGAGACGATTTACAAAGCGCAGTTAACAGAATATCTGACAAAGAACGCGCCGTTCCCGCCGTACGTTCATCAGATAGATGGCGTGTACAAACTGATCGTCACACCGTACCTGTTACTAGCCGATGAGATGGGGCTGGGTAAAACAAAGACGGTGATTGACGCGGCGCAGACAATGTTTATCCAGGGCACGATCAACCGGGTAGTGATTGCGTGTCCAAGCGCCGTGCGGAGCGTGTGGTTTGATCCGGTTCTGGGTGAATGGGCGAAGCACGTGTGGCCCGACTTTCCGTTACAGGTAGCGGAGTTCCGGAACAAGATACGTATTTGGAAAACCACGGAAGATGAAAACCGGCTCCGGGTAGTCGTTACGAACTACGAGTTCCTGCGTAATGAAGAGAACCTTGCCAAGATGGGTAAGGTTGTCGGGCCGAAGACGCTATTAGTAGTGGATGAAAGCTCGTACGTCAAGAATCACAGCGCGCAGCAGACTAAGGCTATCCGTATTCTGCGTAAGAACTGTGGCCGGGTGGTTCTGCTGAACGGCACGCCGTTGACTGAAGGTCTCGGAGACCTATTCAGCCAAGCGTATATCATGAACCCGGACATACTCGCGTGCAAAAACAAGCATCAGTTCGATGCGATTTACGCGGTGAAAGGTGGGTGGCAAGGGCGGCAGATCTTGTCGTGGCGGTTTGTCGATCAGATACAGGCGAAAATGGCGCCGTTCGTTATACGGCGGCTGAAGGAACAGTGTTTGGACCTGCCGCCGAAGATCCCGTCGGTTAATATCCAGGTCACCCTCGACCCGAAGACCTGGAAACTGTACAAGGACATGGAAAACGACTTCATAGCGTGGCTTGGGTCGAACGAGGCCAGTGTCTCAACACACGCCGCGGTGAGGGCGATCCGCCTGCAGCAGATCACGTCAGGTTATCTGGGAGGCGTGGCTGGCCAAAAGCTCGACGCGAACGGCGAGCTAGTAGAAAGCAGTGAGCACGTCGAGTCTAACCAAACGGTTGGCGACGAGAAGCGTATGGCGGTGATTGACTGGTACCGGGATAGGTTAGCCGAAGATCCCAATTTCAAGTGTGTGATTTGGAGCCGGTTTACCAAGGAAATCCTCGACCTGATCGACGCGTTCCGGTTGCTACTACCGGACGTAGAAGTGGGACGTATCGCGGGCGGCCAGTCTGAGAAGGAGCGCCAAGCAGCTATCCAGCTCTTAGACCCTCGAACGGCTCCAAAAGGACCGGTGGCGGTGATAGGAAATCCCGCTTCTGGCGGTATGGGGTTGACGTTAGTTTCTGCGAGTACCGTGTTGTACATCAGCAACTACTGGAGGCTGATTACACGGCTGCAGTCCGAGGATAGAGTTCATAGGCCCGGCCAGATGCACCCTGTGAACTATTTCGATGTCATCGCCGTTGGCCCGAAGGGACAGCGAACGATCGACTTCAGTATTGTGAAGCGGCTAGCTGCAAAGAATGAGGTAGCCCAGATGACATCGGCCGCGTGGCTATCTGAACTGGGAGGGTGAGTGTCTAAGTATCAGTATCAAGTGATTATCAACACGCCTGAAGGTGGAACGCACGAACACAGTGATGTGATCGAGGCGAACACGTACCAGGAAGCGATTCTGCGTGGGCTAGCGCAGACGTTCGAGGAGATAGCCCAATTCCGGAGGAATAACAACATGGACAAGCTGGTAACACTGGATATCAACGTGTTCGCAAAGAAGGTATCGAGTGATTAATCCAACCTCGCCAGAACCGCCGCCGACGATGGTAATTGCCGAAGGTCACTGGACAGGATGCACAGCGTGTGGAGGGTACGGCGTGGAGAGGTGCAAGACATGCGGCAAAGTTGATCCCGAGTGTAAGTGTACTGATAACCCGTGGGACGACTGTTCGTACTGCGGCGGCACGATGCAGGTATGGGTAGGACCGACAAACTAGGAGGGAGGCCGGTCGTCACCGGCCTTCACCCTATCGCACGATCAGTGCGAGTGCGAGCAGGAACACGGCGATATTCAGTACCGGATAGCGGTTGTCAAAGAACGAAACAATCGCTAGTACCATTGACACGATGACGAGTAGCAACTGAGCGCTCAACACCATTTGTCCTCCTTGGGATACTGGCCCCTGGCGGGCCGTTTTACGGCACCCGGCCGCCCGGTAGGGTACCGGGTAGGGGCTGCCGCCGTTTGTCGTCTGTAGGGGCTGCCGCATACGTTACCGGCCAACCGTGGCCGGTAGCCGGTAGCCGGTAGCGTGCCGGCAGGAGTAAAAGGGGTCCGGTCGGCCCATGAGTAACCAACCGGACCCAAACCTCTAGCATCCCCCCGGAACCAAATGCTAGAGGGGCCTAATAAACCCGATTACCCACATTAGGAAATATGATCCACCGACGGCGGGCCATTTCCATACGCAATGTGAGCAGAGCGGATTGTGCTTCCCGTACTGATGTATGCATTCCTGGGCCATTAGCAAGACCAGTTAGTGATATATCTACGATAGCAACAGCAATGCCTAACTGTTTAGCATTCGGATATCTGTGTGATAATAGTTCTGCAATTGACCGTGCTGCTTGTGTTGCTAGTGCTGCCTGATCCACCCGATGATTAGAAGCAATTGCTGCATCAACCACACGATCTGTTGTCGTGATAAGCTGAATGGCGAACAGTTGTGCCTGCGTCACCGGCGGAAGACAGGAGCTCGCTAGTAATAACCAAATCGTACCAAACACAGTACGGAAGATTATCATTTTAGCCAGTAATCGGCGGATCCGGAAAACCAGTCACTTCTCCTGCCGGTAGAACTCCTTCAGCAGATAATTTTTGTAACATTCGTTTGTGTAAACTCTGATTACTGAAATTGGCGGTGTTTATCCATTGAATCAATATTTCCGCATCTATTCCATGATAATTGTGCTGAATCTGTTTGTTGTTATTGTCTGCTAAAATGATACGAATTAGCGCAGCTGCTGAACCATCGGGTTTTGCTAGTTCCAGACTTAATGTAATCACACGAAATTTGCTTGTTCTAACTTCTGGAATGATAATGGGTTCTGCCAGTTCTAGCTCTTCCACACTCCACCTACCTTTGTACTAATCGTTGCGGACTTCCAAGCACCAGCTACTCGTACGTAGGCAACTGCTTCCTTCCACGTGCCACTAACATTCACGCTGAGTGGGGTGACTGCGACTGCTTCGAGGGGACCAGCGTACAGGCCAAGCAGGAAGTCTAGGACTTCTGGGTCAGTGAGCAGATCTTCCTCACTGATAATCCCGCCGCGTAGCCAGAAGAGCGGAATGCCCTGCTGGCTGCGCAGGATTATATCATCGGCTCCGGCTGGTAAACTGGCCGTGAGATTTTGAACGACCCACGTAGATAATGCAAGGTTGAGCGTTGCAGTTGCTGCATCCGGAACAGCAACAAGTGAGTTCGTGACCCACGTGGAAATTGCTGGGGTGATTACCGGACCAGCTGGTTCACCACCTGTTGCTGTTCGAGAAGAATATGTCCAGACAGCAGCTGCTATTGCTTCGGCACGTGTTGCAGGTGTTCCTGCTGTTCCCGGAGAAAGCGTACGTGTTGGGTATTCCCAAACCGCTGCAGCAATATTAGCAGCTGTATCCATGTCAGGCCGTCAGTTCACGATCCGCGTACGTCCAGACGGCGGCGGCGATCTCGGCGTTGGTGGGATCGACGGGCTCGGCCGCGCCAATGCTGATGCTGTGGGCCGTGCTGATGCTGGGGAACGCGGCAGGATACCCCAGCGCCCGCAGCGCCGCACCACCGCCTGCCGTCTCGTTGAGCGCGAAGTTGCCCGTGGTCGGGCTCACAAACGGATTCGCCGTGAGCGTGATATTCTCGGCCTGTCGGTCGCCCTTCACACCTTCCCCGCCTGTGTTGTTGTAGAACGCGCAATTACGGATCAGCAGGCCCTTACGGTTGGAATAGCCGCTGTTGTCCGAAATACCCACGCCTGTGTTCTCCATGAGGATCGTGTTGATCACGAGCCCCGAGCCAATCGCCACGATGCCGTTGCCACCCGACGGCGTGGCGTACGCGATGCAGTTGATGATCGCAGCCCCTGTCGCAAGTTCGAATCCGCGTCCGCAGCCCCATGCAATGCAGTTGATGAACCGTGCGACGCCACTATACCCGGCCAGATTCAGACAGTTTTTGGCGACGCAGCCGTACATCACGCCAGCCGAGCACACGAACGCGTACTGCGTCGCGCAGTCCTCGGCGTAGCAGTTGATCGCGTGCCCGCTCGCCATGTTGATCCCGTTGTTGCGAAAACTGTAGAACGCACAATCGGCGATGTAGGCGCGGAAGACATTGAGCCCACGACTGGACGTGTAACTGGTGCCGTCGAAGTCGATGTTCTCGATGTACGTGTCGCGCGACGTGCTACCCGACGTAATCATGGTGAACGTCGCAATGCTGCCGCTGGCCTTGAGCAACGGACGGACACCAGTCCTATCCCCTCGAACAAGTTCGTAGCCTTGGAACCGTGGCCCGCTCAACGTATTCGACCAGCACCCCCCGGCCACATTCGCGGTGGCGCTGCTGATGTTGTACGTACCGGCCTTGATCCAGATCGTCGTGCCGGTGAGCGCGCCCTGCAGGATATTCAACTCGCCGCACTTGCCGAGCGACGCCAGCGCGCCACCAAGTGCCCACGCGCTTCCCGAAGCGCTGGTCGCGCCCGCTGCGCGATCCAACCGCCAGCGCGTAGGGCTCCCTTGAATAGAGAGAATCTGATAATGTCCGGCGGTCAGCGACCCTCCTGACACACGGATCACACTACCAATGTGATTTTGTCCTGGCGTCACGCCATCGGGAATTACATCGGTCGTGGTTGTGGCATCGACAGTTAGATTGCTGCCGGTCCATTGCGGCGTGTCGCGCTGGGTGTAGTCGATATTCCACTCGCCCGCGGTCGGACTATCGGTATTCGCACACCCCGCAACCGTGTTATACCCGGAGAAGTCCAGGCTTACACCGTCGTTGGTGTACAGCAGCACCTTGCCGACGGCGGCATCGAGTGTGGCATTTCCCCCGGTCACGCTGGCGATCCGATACAGGCCCGTGACCCAGATCGTGCCCTTGTAGATGAACAACCACTGATCGACGTCGGTCGACACAAACGTATACGAAGGACAACTCACCACGGGACTCGCTGTTTGTGCAGACGTTGCGGTCAACTGCACGTTCATGCCCGAATGAAAGATCCCGCCGCCGTTGGTATCGGCGCCCGTCGTGCGGATCTCCCACTTCGTGTTCCCGTTGATCGCCATTAGCTGAACTCCCCTCGAGTGTGGGTTCCGCCTGCAACAGTGTGAGTTGCCGTGGCGATAGTTGCGCTGTCCGCGTCATTACGAACGGACTGCGTGGTCGAGGTCTGAAGAATCTTGTTGCGGGACAGTGCGCCGATCCAGCCGAGCGCGGATCCCAGTGACAGCGGGTAGCTCGGCACGGCGGCGGGTTCGGCGATGCTGGCGCGCGTCAGGATGCTATCGACGATGGCGTCGCCGAGGGCCTTGCCGGTCCCCGACGTACCCTTGATGCCGTTCCCAGAGCCGGTCGATTCTGCCCAGATCCCCGAACCCGAGCCGGTGCCGAACACGTACAACCCGGTGGTGCTCGCTCCACCGCCGCCGGCAAACGTGGCCCCGGTCCCGTTCGTACCGCCCTGCACGTGCAGCCCATCACTGGTAGGGCCGCCTGTACATGCCAGACCGCTGCCGGATGACGCACCACCCGTGAATTGCGCACCATGGCCGGTCGCCCCGCCCTGTACGCTCAGTCCTGACCCCGTGCCAGCGCCAGTCAATGCCAAGCCGTGCCCGTTTCCCTGCGCCTGCAAACGCATACCTGTACCCGTCGATCCGGTTCCTAGTACCCAAATACCATCACCGCTTGTCACGCCACCGGTGATCTGTAATCCATTCGCAATGGCACCGCCGGTGATTTCCACACCGGGTCCGGTATTGCCACCCTGCGCACTCATGCCAGCGCCCGTACCACCACCTGCTCGTGTCAAAATTCCGTGGCCTGATGTCGCGCCGCCTGAGAATTCAGCCCCATTACCGGTCGCGCCACCTGCACACAACAGCCCCTCACTCGCGCCACCCCCGGATACATGCATGCCGTGACCGGTTGACGAAAAGGACCGCAGACCAGCGCCAGCTCCGGTGGATTCCACCGTCAGGCCGGATCCCGTTCCCGATCCAACGCCGTAGAAGCCGCTATTGTTCGACGCCCCTTGGGCGTAGATCCCGGATCCAATGTTTGTCGCCCGTGCCTGTATGCCACTACCAGAGGAGGATCCCCCAAGAAATTCTGCCCCGTGTCCGGTCGCACCACCCGTGCAGAGCAACCCCTTGCCCAGACCACCGCCAGCGCCTTCAATGCCATTGCCTGTGGTACCGCCCGTTGCACGCAATCCGCGCCCAGATCCACTGCCGTTCAACTCCAACCCGGATCCGTTGCCACCAGAACTCATCGCCAGAATGGCCGTGCCCGCGTCATTGATCACGGTCAATTGCTTGAGATTCAGCGTCGCGTTATTGCCTGTCGTCGCGAGTCCGTCGATCTGCACGAGATTGACCGGCTGGATACCTGATCCCAAGATCGCCAGATCATACCTCGACTGAGACAGAATTGCAAATTCGTGCCAGACCGGGGCAGCAGTAGCAACAAATGATTTGATAACGAGCGGACCAGCTGTATCTGTATCAGTTGCACTAAGTTCCACTCGATAGAAGCCATCGGCGTCGTGCGTGATCGCTGTCGCACTGTTGCGAGCTGCGAATGCTGCACCGTCTTTCGACACTTGTACCGTGACGGTGAGTGCTGTCTTTGCTGTTACACCATCGGTGGCATCGAGGAAGGGACCAACCTGGATTACCTTGAGCGTACTCTGTCGCAGGTATCGCATATTATATCCTTCTCCGACGATGAGCTAACAGCAGAGGATTGACGTTCACGCCACCGGGGAGACTGGCAGTCATGGCAGGAACATCCCATGTTGCAGTGGCTAGAGACAGGGATGCTTCCAAAGCAGAAATGGCTACAGGCTTGAACGCAACAGCGACCGCGCCCCAATCATCAGATGTACCCTGGGACCACGACATTGTTTGATTGCCCGCTGTGGTCTTGAACACGTACTGGCCACCACCGCCAATTGCTCCGAGATCGACGTCAAAAATGGGTGCACCTGCATAGCCAATCGGTGCCCATGTCTGCATGCCACTAGCAGCGGCGGCAAAAACAATGCTGCCATTCGTGGTGGTGGTCATGCTGGTCGCGCTCGGAGTCGTACTGGTTCCGTTACTGCCAATCGCTACGTCAAAAGCGGAAGTAAACCCCGCTCCCGTTTTACAGCACGACCCCACGTACGATATTGAGCGTGTTCCCGTATTGGGAATGACAAAGGTTCCTGAAGACGGCGTAGCCTCCCCGCAGACGTACCACACTTCCACGCTCGCCTCGGGAGATGCAGCAGCTTTCTGTGTGGTATTGGCCTGCGTCATCGTGACGCCACCATACGTAGGGGCGCCACCCGCACGATCTGTTGCGCCTGCAACAATCATCATCAGGACAACAGCGGTCGCACCCGAAGGTGGGGTATACGTGGCTGACGTAATGGGGCTCGTTGCAGCCGTCACCAGCGTTGTAGCACCTCCGTAGAGATGATCGCCCGGAAACGTTACTTCCTTGGCAACGAAATGGATGGTCGCATATGCGGCGACTGTTCCAAACGTCCAGCCAATTGCAGCGACGCCCGACGCACTACGAGGATGATATTGTGCAGCAATACCGTATGCACCCATGTCTTGAGAAACAATGGATGTTCCTGTCTGACCAGTGGGTGCCCACGCGTCATCATTGTCGACAACAACAGCAAACGTCAGCGTATTCGTGGTGGTCGCATTGGCATTCATGGTGGGATTCGTCGCACCGCCACTAGCTCCACCACCAGCGTTATCCAGCGCGGACGCAAATCCTGTGTCAGCTATCGCGGATGCGGCGATATACGATACGGAAAGCGCACCAGGATTGGGAATGACAAATGCGCCGCTGGCGGGAAGTATTCCGCCGCAGAGGTACCAGACTTCGATACTGGCTTCCTGTGTACCCGGTGCCATTGTACTGGATGCTTGCCGCATCCTGAAGCCAGCATACGTTGGAAGGCTCGTAAACGTACCAGCACGATCAACAGAGCCACCCACGAATATCATCAAGACAACAAGCGTCGAGCCAGCCGTCGGCGTGTACTCGGCCGACGTAATGGTTGTTGCCGACGAGGTAACGAGTGTCGTCTGATTCCCGAAAGTGTGTGGCATGTTACTGCTGCGAAGCGAACGCGCCGCTCGCGGAAACTGTCACGTTGATGTTTGCCCCGTTCGGCGTTGTAGGCGTAATGTCTACGACTGCGATTGGGATACTATCCGCGTCGTTCGTAACTGATTTGAAGATAACCGCTCGATTGATTTCACCCACGCCGGCCAGAACTGCCACGAATGAAAAACTCGCAAAACTGTACACGATCTGGTCGAGGGTGTCATTCCTGACCTTGGACTTGGAGGCCACGGTCACATCGTAACCCGTGACACCAATACTGGACATGAAGTTGGCGTCCTTGCTAGGCACACCAGCCGCGGTCGCTACGGGACGAATCTTGATTGTATTAGCAATCCAATCAATTGATCCCTCAGAGGACAGACCATCAGCACCAGCATTGAAGATGAAACCAGCCATGTGTCTCTCCTAGGGTGTATACTGAATCCAAATGTCTCCGTCTTGCCCACCACTGGGACTAGATGCAGAGATCGTGATTGGCCGCCCGATTGTGACGATTTGGGGCGTACCTGAGTTGCGCTCCATGAACAGCGTGCCGTCATTCGTGTTGACGGCAAGCTGTCCAGGGAGTAAATCAGCGACGGTCGGAGCAGCACCCGGCGTCGCCGATCTCTTCTGCTGCATGACCGGTGGTGGCATGATTAGAACGTGCCTCCGTCAACGATACCAACGTTGAGAGTGACGAATGCGTTGCCGGCGTCCTTGGTCCATTCAAGGGTGGCACCCATGCGAAGGACACCATTCGTGCCGTCAGTTCCCCAGATATACCCGGCTGTGCCACCAGAAACTACGGCAACTTTCTCGTCGGCTGAACCAACAGGAATGTTCAGCGCAGCCTTGAAGTTGTCAAAGAGAATCTTCTTCTCTTTTTGTCCCGTGCCATCTGCATCGTGGACAATCAGAAAATCAGCCGCACCGGTGATCGCGGCGAGTGTGGCGAGATCATCGATGCAGGGGACAAGCGGGATCTTGGTCGTTGCATCGGTTGCAACGTGCAACGTGCCGCGATCCGTTGAAAAGAGCGGCTCGCCAGCCAGCAGAAGAGTCGAGGGAAGGGCCGATTTCAGGCCACGCCGAAGCTGAATACGAGTTGCCATTGATACTCCTTACGTGAAAACGCCACCGTCAACAGTTTCCAGCCCGAGGTTCGTTCGGGCCGTATGCTTCTTCGTTTCGTTGTCCAGCTCCGACAGGTACAGCAACACTTGGAAGAACATGTTTGGGTCTACTGACGGACCCCCTTCACCAATTTTAATGATCGTCGGTTCTTGTGCTTCCGCGACCACAACCACCATTTCCTGTCCCTCGACCGTGACAGAAATTGGCGGATCGTTTTCAACGATAACAAAGGTATCGTCATTCATCGAGTCACCTCAAAACTGACTGTGACTGCTCCTTCCAGGAGTCTGGTAACAACGCCACCTGGAGAAACTAGTTCCAGATCGTACGCGCCGGTTTTGATATCAATCAGGGAGGTATCGGCGGCGCCAATGAACAAGTTGATTGTGCCATCAACGCCTCCGAGGGTGATACCACCGTCTTCTGTTGTCAGTTCGATCTCGTACGCGGGGTCCGTGATTTTCTTCCTGATGTGCATTCTGGCCGTGAAGCCGGTGAGATCTATGGGAATCTCATCAGCATCCTGCCACCGCAGGGGAAGTGACCACGTGGCACCTTGTTCGATGTAGATATTGTGCTTCCCTGCTGGCATGGTATCTCCTTACGCGCGACGCCCAACGAACAACAGCCCGGCTCCGCAGTCCCCGAAGTCCATATTCCCCTCGAAGGTACCTGGACCGAAAGCTGCCTCGCCTTTCGCGTTGTAAAACGTACCTGAAACCTTGTCCATCTTAGCGCGGCGATGACCGTGACCACCATAGAACAACGCAGCGACTTCGCCTGTGCCATAAGCCGCTGAGTCAATCCGTTCGAACTGATCCGTCGCATCCGGCTTATCACCGTAGAACGCACCGTCCGAACGGGTGCTGGCACCAATACTTTCGGGATCCGTACCGCCCCGCCCACCGTGACCGATACCCGTTACTGCGCCTCTCGGGATCAAGCGGCACAGCCTCGTGGTGCGCTCCATGTAGGGAGCATACGCCGGCCAACCATGATCGGTAGGCAGATCACGAATACCCTGCGAAACATGCAGCACAAACAGTTGACCGGATAGCACGGTCATGACACCAACAAACGCTACCCAATCTACATTGTTCACTGCGCCACTGGAAACATCCGGACCTGGACCACGGTGCTCAGTCGAGGCGAGGGGCATACGGAACCCAATGCCTTCCTCATCATGACGGATATTGAACGTGTGCCTAACCTGATCCACCGTGCCCGTGGAGACATGGTAGCAACCCACTGAAGAACTGCGTTGCATGTATTCCATCTGTTTCCGCGTGTAGCCGGGACCAGTTGAATCAGGTGGATGAGCCGACGTACCCCAAGGAATTCCGCGCACAGCGAATGAACTAACCAATCCCGCAAAGTGTGTCGGGTCATTCCCTTTTCGGCTGTTCTGCCAACCTTCGTTCACTTCTGCGAGACACACGACATCGAGGAGGCCTGCGGACTCTAGTGCCTCTGCGGAGAGACGGTACGGTGTTTCCTCGCTGTCGGCCGTCTGCAGGTCACCAGCGGTGACATCCCAACACATGTTCCGCGCCTTGAGCTTCTGACCTAGACGAATCACTACATCACGTGCATCGGGCCACGCTTCTAGCCGCTCACCGTTTCGTGTCATCCCTGTTGTGAGTACCTCACGGCCGCGCCACCCGTCGCCCAGATGAGTTCCCCAACCCGTTGCGCCACCCACGTAACAGAAGCCACGAATTCCGTTGATTCCGTTTTCTGCCATTAAGTCCAGCACGTAATCGACGTGGGCAGGATCATGCTTCTCGAAATACAGCGCCGGGAAGAATGAGCAGAGTACGATGCTACGAAAACCAGTAGCGTCTTTCCAGCCCTCGTTGGTCCGGCGCACAGGCAAGGAAAGAGAATCCGAACCTACGCTGCCACCCATAGAACCGTACACGACTACGGGGCTGTAAGTTTCGTACCCGCCCGGAGTAGGGCTCGGCACCATTTCTCCGTTTTCGTTTCCCACCATCGGCTGTTCGAGGGTGACCTTGCCGTCCGGAAACGCCTTGATAAAGAATCCAGGTCGGCAGACGGCCTCGAAGCTCACACCTTCGGGCCGCTGCCATACCTTGAACTTTTCCCACGCACCAAGATCTGGCCGATTAAATACTACAATGCCTGTTTGACCTTCACCTTCGCAACAGGCGAAACGGCTCACACCATCAGCCGTAACACGCAGTCCGTATTGATCACCGCCGGCAGGAATTACGGCGAAGGTTTGCCAATCACCTTCCCAGCCCGGCTTCTCACGATTGGCTACGGCGAGACCTTTCGGATTTTCGCCATCCATCTCACCTTCATTCCCGCCGCCGTTTTCAGCAGCTAGGAACTTGCCGTTGTCGGCCTTGAGCGATACGTACAGCGTGTTAGGATCGAACATGTCTCACCTACGGCCTCGGAGTTGGAGCTGCTGCCGGCGTTCCGTTTGGAGTCGGGAGCACTGCTTGCTTCTTTGTGAATTCGAGGGTGTTGGGATTGATATCCCACTCGGGAGCAGCAGCCTGCAACTTCTGGATCAGCGTCGGCGCGGCCTTGGCGATGCGGTCGTTGATGACCTGTGCTTTGAGCTGCGCGATTTGTCCCTCAAGCTCATTAACGCGGGCCGTGAGGAGCAGATTCTCGCGCTCTAGGCGCAGTTCATTCGAAAGCGTTGGCTGTTCCACCTGAGGTGCTCCTGTCGGGGTTTGTGCAAGTCCTACAAATACTGGCGTCACCGCCAGTGCGAGCATGAGTACTGCCTGTCGTGTTCTGGTCACAACTACTCCTTAATGATGGTTGGTGCTGGTGGTGGAGGAGGAGCAACTGGTGTCGCGGCTTGCTCTGGCGTCAGCGCCCACAGATCCCATGCCCGCGTCAGGTACGCCTGCAGAGCGGCATCGGTGAACGGCGGGGCCACACAGGAATCAGATGCGATCTGAGCCGCGAACCGGGGCGCCCACATGGCGGTGTTCTGCATCACGTTGGCCGCCAACCGGGCGCGGGCATTGTGGCGCTCTGTTGATGACAGCTGCAGATAAGTCGGCGCTGTCGGTGACCCTGGCTCGATCTTCAGGGAGCACAGCGTACTCGCGCCGGGAGCCAGTGCTTCCTGTGCGGACTGCTGGCAACACGTCGCGGGGTTCTCGCCCTGCGCAATCACGGCTTGCTGTTGCGCAGCCACCCCAACCCGGTCGATCCACAACGGATCCTTCGCGTACGCCGCGCGCTGCTCGTACGTCAACTGTGCTGTTGCCACACTTGGCAAGAAAAATACGAACATCAATACCAAATTCTGTCGCATATGTAACTCCTTACGGTGGTGTAGGACAAGTGGTATAGAAAACGAGGCCCGTCACCACGCTGATGTAACACGATCCACTGTTGTCCCACTTCCGCATGTGGATATTGACGGGTGTCACGCTGCCCAGCGCGAAGTAATAGCCGACCGCCGAATCTTCGTCACCCCCGCACCCGCTGCCACCGCTCGTGCCGCAGCCCTTGTTCACGAGCACGAATTTGGGCGTGGGGTTGTTCGGAAGGTCCATGTTGATCGTCTTGTAGCGCTTCGCGCTCGTGCCCAGCGTGACCTGCCCATCGAAATACGGGCTCATGGTAGTAGCGATCCCTGACCCCGTAACGCCAATCTTGATGTCGGTAGCCTGCACTTCAATCGCGGTGCTGGTCACACCAGTTGGCGTCCGCACGATGGCCGTGCTCCCTTGCAGAATCGCGACCGCTGGGCCGTCAACGATAGCTCTACCGCCTCCACCTCCTTGCATGTAGATTTCTGGATAACCTGTTTGCTTGATGGAAAAAAGACTGCCCCACGCCCCAGACGTGCCGAAACTTACGCCTCTCGCGATAGAGAAGTTGGCATCGGTCTGCACGAAATTCAATCCAGACGTTTGTCCAAGCGACCAATAACCGGGACTTGAGAGATTGCCCACCATCGACAACCCGGAGCCATTCCAGTACAGATAGTTTCCTGTCGAGCCATTCCAATTACCAATGTAGAATTTGGAGAGAGTATCACTATCGCGGCCCAACCAAAACCCATCGCCTGACCCGGAAGGCAGCGCGGTACCTGATTTAACATGACCTCCAGTGAGAATGTCGATCGTACCCATGCTCGCCGACAGCGCCGACAGGTTGCCGGTCTTCTTGATCATCTGCACGCCATCGAGGAGCATGTACCCGCACGTGCCGCCGCCCGAGACACACGTCCAGTTGTAGACCGCGAGCGACGCGAATTTGGTTCCCGCCGTCGGCGTGTACAGCAATTCGTGGGTCACGTAGCCGCCCGGATGGCTCCCGTTACCGATCAGGTCTTTAAGCCCGGTCCGATTCGTGACACCGCTGTACCCGCCATTGCCCAGCCACATGGGCGTGGGGATGGTCGCGTCGGCTTCGTTCATGCGGACGTAGAGCCCGGTGGCGCTGGCGACCGACGAATAGACCGACAGCCGCACAAAGTACGTCGATCGATCATCAATGGGCACCGCCCGCGATCCGATCGCCATGCCGATCCCGGGCGTCGGCGTATAGGCGACGACCGCCGTGTACGCGCCTTCCACGCCCGATGTGCTGATGTGCCAGCCGCCCGCCGTGGTCACCCCACCGGCCTGACACGCAATCCCGGCCGATTCAACACACCGCCATCCCGCGTAGGTTTCCTCAAAATTGCCATTCATAATCAGATTGTCACTGCTTAATCCGACCGCTAGATCGTCGGCCGTGATCGCGCCCGCCGCAATCTGGGTTGCTGTAATCGTGCTCGTCTGGATATTGCCGCCGTTGATGTTGGTGACCCCGCCGCCCTCTCCAACGAACGTCGCGCCATTAGCAGCGTCGAGCGTGATCGCCGCCGTAACGCCATCGGATCGATAAATCTTCAACACATTGCCAACAAGATCCATACGCTTGGTCGTGCCGTGGGCGATTTCAAGACCGGCCGCCGTGACATACGTATTCGGGTAATTGGTCGTCGGGGCCAGATGGCGGTACCCCATGGTCGCAGAGGTATCTGCAAATTCAGCAGTGTAGTTCGTTCCCGCACTGTCATAGAAACGAAACGCACCACCGGTCAACTCTGCCCGCTTGGTCGTACCATTACGTATAGCGAATGATGTCGATGTCACAAGTGCGTTTTCCTCGCCAGCGCCAATCGTACCGAGGAGCAACCCGCTCGCACTGAGCACGGCATGTTCCACCGTGCCGAGTCGCAGTTTGACCGCAGAATTGTCGATAAACGTATTACCCTGCCCAGAACCAGCCGTACCAATCAAGACGTAGCCGGACGGATCAATTCGCAGTTTCTGGTTGGTACTTCCCTCGAAGAATCGAAACCCGTTGACTGTATCAATTTGGCCCCACACATCGGTATAGTCACCGAACGCGGTACCATACACATTGCTCGCAGGATTGCCGTACAGCCCGTAAAGATTTCCCGAACAAAAACGAGGTGACCATGCGTTATACGTCGCTGACGTACGAACATTCGCACACTGCGTCGGACCACGTTCACTACCACCCTTCACGCTCTGAATTGAGTAGATGTCCCAGAACCCATCGCCCGTCGTTCCAGTGTTGAAGATGGCGTCACCCTTGTACCAAAAATTGATGCTGGAGCCATCGAGGTTTCGAGTCACGTCGTAGCGGAAGGGACCGGCACCCGTTGGGCTGCCAGAAGTAATCGTGCCCAGCAATTCCAGACTCAGACCGCGCGTCGCGCTGACGGCGTTGGTCGTGACATTATCCTGCACCACCGTTGTCTGCCCGCTAGTTGAGGTCCACAGCGCCGAGTCTCGCGTGTCGTCAAGATCCAGAACGAGTGAGTAGCTGCCAGTGGGAGGCAATGTCTCCACGTTGGTAGCGTTGTTGACCGTGCCGGCCCGCAAGATAAACGAGGAGCCATCCGCGTCGGTCAACGTCAGAGCTGGATACGTCAACGTGGCCACCGAGCCGCCCGCTATTCCCGTCGACGCACACGCTCCGAAGTAGGGCGACGTCAGCCCCTGATATACCATCACAAAAAGATGGGTGGCGCCTGACCATGTACCAGTGGTTTCGGCCGCGCTTGTCGCCACGAGATACGCCACGCGGTACGATGTAGAATCACTACCTCCGCTACACACATTGAGCCACGTTCCTCCACCTGTCGACGTGCCAGCCGTTGGAGGCGAATTCGAACCAATTCGCAATGAGATAAGAACAAGAATATCGCCAGCGACATGCGTCGGCATCGTCGCGGTAGTCACGCCGCCCGCGACCCCGGTGCGCACGATTGACGACACGGTGCCGCCGCCGCTCATATCGGTGGGGCCGCTGGTCACAGCCATGAATTCGACCTTACCACCACCTTCCATATATACGCGGTCACCGCTCGCCATCTCGTTATGCTTGACAAAGATTTGCGTGGCGCTATCGGTCAGATCCTCGGTCAACTGCGTGGTGGGGCCAACCATCACGCGCCCGCCAATGGTGGCGATGTAATCCTGCGCCACGATTGTACCCACGCGCAGCTCGGCCGCACTCAGGCTCAGGTACTTATAGATGTCATTACCAAGCGATGTCTCGTACGACAGCAGCGGATCGACATTGGTAACAGCCTCTCCCCAGAACCATCCGTTAGCGATTCCATCTGTTTCGGTGCCACGAGCGAGAGTCGACCATGTGGTGGCCGCATCATCACCGCCGCCGATAACAAAGTTGCCGGTGATGTTTCCCGCGCGCCACTGTCGCTGACCTGTCGTGTTTCCGCTCGCCGCGTACCGGATGTAAGCATCAGTTCCGGTATCGGTCAGCACCAGTGGACCGTTATCGGCCACCTGTACGCGCGGAGTCACACCATCGGTAGCGAAGATATTGAACGGCGACGCCACGCCATACACGCCCGTCGTGCGAATCTTAGCAGCTGTCGTCAATCCGGTGATATTGAGCGTGCTGTTCACGGCCGATGCCGCATTGGAATTGAAACCACCGGTCAATGTCGAAAGTCCTGACACGCCAAGCGTGCCGGTAATTCCGAGACCCGTATCGGCCATCGACATAACGGTTGTCGCATCTGTCGAATCACGAAACAAGAGCGGTGCAGCAACGGCGTAGATTCCAGTTGTCTTCACCTTAGCGAGCGTGGTCAGGCCAGTGACTCCAAGAGTGCTATTTACGGTCGAGGCTGCTCCTGCCGTGAAACCACCTGTGAGTGTAGAAAGACCAGTCACACCAAGTGTGCTATTGACCTGACTTGCAGCACCTGCTGTGAATCCACCAGATAGTGTCGATAGCCCGGTCACAACCCATGTGCCGGTTACACTACTATCACCGGTGATTGCAGTCGGCTGGCTCAGCGTGATCGCGGTGTTAGCGAACTGCGCCACCCAAACACCAGTATTTCCAGTATTGTCAATTCTGACACCAGTTCCAGCAGGTCCTCGAATTCCGCCCGTGCCTACAACCAAATCAAACGCGCCGCTAATCGTTTGCGTCGCGGAGAACGTGTTTCCTTCGTCCTCATACGCAATAGACGCCGGAAGGTCAAGTTTGACAGCAAATCTACGAACAAGATCTCCCGTACCGTTTACGTCGAGAACTCCGTTTGTAGTTCCTGGAATACCAACAATGCGAACCGGTGAACTACTTCCTGGCGGAGTCGGCGGAGTACCAATCGAGAGGCCTGTTCCAGTGACTACCTGTCCGTGGGCCTTCGAGGTGAGGATAACCCACAGCATCAGTAAAGTGATTGCCCACAGGATGAATCCGATATTCTTACGATTCATAGCTACCCTTTGTAAAGAATGCAGTGACCAATCACGACATTAGCTGTACCCGTGACCACACGCGCGCGGCATAACAATCCGGTTGCTGCTCCAGGAACTGTTACCGGCTGGTCAAATGAACCCCACGGACCTTGTGTCAGTATTCCTGTGGTGGTAATCGTGCCAATAGCAATTCGTGAACCGGCGTACAATTCTATTTCTACGATTGGTCCTGCAGAGCCTAGGATATACGCAAATGCTTTGAAAGTCCAGGTGGTGCCCATATCCGGACCGCCGAACATATTTGGCAACAATTCAGGGATATCCCGGAACGTCGTATCTAAAACAACGTATTCGTTGTTATCTCCACCGAGTTGGAACGTAAATCCGGCCGGGAGTCCCACACCGCCGCCTCCGCCTCCAGTTCCGCCAGACCCGCCAGGAGTCGATGGGTTAACTGCACCACCCGTGCCGCGGATCTCAACGCTACCGCCCTGAGTACCGCGACCACCCATCTCAGTAAAGAGGTCTTCCCATTGTCTCCCAGCACGGTCTCCCTCGATAAACTCGAGATCATAAATTAAATGCTCGAAGATATTTGGGTCGCCATCACTATCACGAATAGCTACGTTTTCTAGCAAAAAGTTTGCATCAACGTTGTGTTCCGGAAGTGCCAATCGTCCCGTTAAGTACGGGTAGTGACCCCGGATTGTCGTCGAACCTTTAAGCTTCCGAGGAGTAAGTCCAGCACGAACTATTTCTATATTGCCCCACGCAGCCGTTTCAGCTACATCCGTTAAGTGGCTCACGTCGAGGAGTTTATCTATCCGAGTAGCTGCATTCATTTGTCCGTCGGCAAGTAAAAGCGAAGGAGTCCAGACGCGAACTACCGCCGGAAAGGAAATATCAAATGAGAACTTCAGCGTAGTACCAGCAACAGGAGCCGTGCCACTTGTCCACGCAATGTGCTCTGTTCGGTCCCAGTTCCACGGACTTCCATTGAATGGTGTATCTACACCATTAAGCTGAAATTGCGTTGGAATATATGTGGTCGTAGTTTCAACGCCTTCCTCTTCCTTTACTTCATCAGGCCGCGGTTCGACATTTACCTGGAAATATTTCTTTACCCCATTAGCCGTGTGAGTTTCCGAGTGCTTCGCTTCACCCGTACCGCCCGTTTGCATAATGAGCCGCAAGCCGTATTCGTGGTATTCCTGATCTATCTTTACTCCTGCAAGAAAATGATCAGTTCTCATCGGATCCATCGGAAGCGGCAGCGTTGTTCCTACAAAAGCAAACCATTTATCGCCGTTGATACGCCACGGAAGATTCGAGAGCTTGGTCATCCTGTTGAAAATCTCACCAAGTGACGCGCGAATAAACGTCATCTTGGGGATTGTTGGCGACGGAAACCCCGGCCCTGGACCGATCCACGTACAACCTTTCGGCGCTAGATGTTTCAAAAAGAACTGATACGCAATATCATGGACAGTTCCCGGAGCTGTTTCTCCTGTGAGAATTACCTGATGTGCAATAAGGTCGTAGCAGATACAATTGACATCTATAAAGATAGGACCTTCATCGCCAGCACGGTACTCCTCGATACTTTGAACCTGTCCACCAAACATCAAGTCACCACGATAGTGCAATACTACATCAGCACCAATCGGCACACGGTACGCGGTAGGTCCAAAGATATAGTTACGAACGGTGAATTTGAACGTCTCCACTGACCATCGTTTATTTAACGACCATGCGCCACGCCGGAGAAGAACATCCGACATGTCCACCCCATTGATGGTCATTACTACGTTGCTCACCGACGGACACCCCGTGACGCGAGGAAGCTGTCCGCATCTTCGAGGACAACCTCAGTGAGCACCCGGTGATTCTTCACCAGAAGCGTTACGGGAATTGGACCGCCAGAAGACGCACTCGAACCGGCGAACATGTCCTGTCCGAGAATACTCGCTGCGAATGGCACCGCCTGACCGGGAGTGATTACTGCTTCACTACCGTGCAGGATAGCATTTGTTCCAGCGCCGAAATTACCGAACCAACTACCACTACCGATTGTTCCGCCAGCAAATTCTTCAGGTGGCCCCTTGCGATTTCCGCCTGGAGGCATCGGCGCATTCGGATTTTCCGGATCAGGAACCGGCGGCACGGTCCAATTTCTAAACGGATTAGGTGCTTCCGGCATATCTATCAACTGCGTAATCAGAACGTCCAACCGGGTAATCAGCGTATTCAATGCAGAGGTCAGTGCCTCCATCGCCGACGGGCCAAGTTCTTTCCAGATACCCAGTTCAATCGACTGGTCGATCATCATCTGAGTAGTTTCGTCGAGCGGGATATTCAGATCCTTGGCAGCTTTCGCAGCCTGCTGCAGGTACGCCTGCATCGGGATAAGTGCATCCCTCGTCGTGCCACCAACTGCAGCAACCTGACCCTGAATCGCTACGTACGCATCATACGCCGTCTTCTGAATTGAGGAGAAAATGTCCGGCGTCAGAAGCTTCATGTTGAACAAGCCAACGATGCTCTGACCGAGGGCGTCAACTCCAGCGATAGTATTCGGAATCGCCTGCTGGACCTTCCACTGAATTTCGAGGAGCTTTAATAGAGGGTCACTGGATGAAAGGCCAAGAGCTTTCATCGCTCCAAAGAAGCTATCGAGGCCATCCTTGGCGTCACGCATCGCCTGATTAAACGTCCTGCCGGCGGCGATCGCGGCAAAGAACGTACCGGCAATTGTGAGACCAAGATTTTCCATCTGGGTCGCGGCACCAGCAGCTTCCACCTGCTGTTCAGCAAGTGCCTTGTTGAGCTTCTCTGTCTCCTTTGCCATGTCCTTCGTCCAATCGGCATCACGTTCTCCGAGTGGAGTCTTATTCAGTTCCTCGATAGCCTTTCTCGCCGAATCAATCGTGTCACCAAGAGCCATCCAGGCATCTTGTTTGGGCATCATTTTGCCCATAACGTTTATGGCATCAATGAGACTGTCACCCTGTGCCTTGAAGAACTCCTTGATCTTTTTAGATTCAATTCCAAATCTAAGGGACAGATCAACAATTTCTAGAAGTTTTGTACTAACAAAGCCAAGAGCATCAGTTCCCTCTGCTAAGAACTGATCAAACGTATCATCAAGAATCTTCTGTACTTGCCCAGCAGTCATTCGCCCCTGATCCAACATGACAAAGGCGTCACGAAGATTTCGGAGCAATTGATCGAAGTTTATATTGTTAATTCCGCCAGCCGCGTCAATAATCTCTTTCAGGTGGTAAATTGCAGCTGATTGCCAATCTCCTCCAAATATCTTATCAGCGTCAGCTTTAATTGTCTTGGCTAGAGAATCAGAAATCGCAACGCCAAAGTCGTGTCCAACTCGCTGACCGATTTCAGCCCACGGTACCTTTCGGAACGCACCAACAAATGCACCAACTACGAAACCAGCAATTGCTCCGTAGATACCAGCACGTCCACCAATCGAGGCGCCAAGCATTGCTCCAGCCATCGCACCACCAAGAACACGCTGGGCTTTACTCGCTTTATCTGTGGCTGTTTGCAATAACGCATATGCCTGAACAGCAGCCATGACCATTCCTATCGCAGCAGCAATCGCAGAAGCTGGATCCTTTCCTTTATTTTCTCCCGCTTCCGATATAGCATCCTTGAACAATTTCAAACTTACCTCGAACTGTTCCCCAATCTCACCAGCTACATTGGCAACATTAGCAAGTTCAGCAATATATGCAATGAGAGAGTCCTGATTCCAAGTATCTCCCATAATACTCTTGAGCTTACTAAATGCCTGAGCAGTATCTTTAACAAGTTTGTGAACTTTTTCTATACCAGTCTGTATTTTCTTTGTAGGATCATCTTCCCCACCTTTCGCCTTACCACCACCCATCAAGTTCAAGAAATCTTCAATAGCTTTGATTCCAAACCCGCCACCAGGAAGCTTAGAGAAGAGAACATACACCTTACGCAGTTCGTCCGACTCGCGGACAATACGCGCAAGTTTTCCAACTTCTATCTGATTTAATGTAGCTACGTATCTTTCCCACAATTCAATTGAAACATTTGATGGCTTAATATCTACCTTTTCTTTCAGATCCTTTAAGCCATGTTCCCACTTTGCAATTGCTTGAACTGTTGCGTTAGTCTGACGTTCAACCCACTGCTCGAACTGAAGATCATCCAATTCCTGTTTGAATTCATATATGCTAAGTCCGAATTCCTGAAGTTTTGTGCTAAACTTTTTCGGATCTGCCATCTCCAAAAATATTTCATTCAGTTTCTTTATATTTTCTTCAGATCCAGCAATAATGCCTTTCATTTCTTTAGAAATTGTTCCACCAGTTGCTGTGATATAATCAGCCGCTTTAACAGCAGTATCGCCGTATTCTCTAAAGAATGCTGCGCCCGGCTTAATTCCTTTTGAAGTAAGATCCTGAAGAGCAATGGTCATTCGATTGAACTTCATGTAATCTTCAAGTCCAATCATTTTGTGCATATCCTGATAGAACTCGAAATTTTCCATCAACTTCTTTAAAGCTTCAGCCTCTTTTCTAGCTGCTTCAGAAGCAGCTTTTGCATCTTTTGCCATTCTTTCATATGGAGTTTCCTCCAACAACATGGCATTCAGGTCACTCTGAATAACCTGATTCTTAGACATCAACAGATTTGTTAGAGCTAAGTCCTTATTGACCTTGCTAAATACATCACTATAGGCCATTCCTCCAAAACCCATTCTTGGAAGACGGCCTATTGTTTCTGGAAATGGAATTAAAGCGCCAAGTTCTTTTTCATCTTCAGCCGGAAGTCTGAAGCCCTTTGGAGCAATATTAGCTCCAGCAGGTGGAACATAGTTACGTCTCGTATTTGCATTCATTATAGCATTGAGAGTCCATGCCCCAGCTCCTCCAGTCAATATCATCATTAACCAGTCAGGAGGAGCTACATCCTTGGAGAAGTCAATAAATTGCCTTCTAAGTATATCTAGGATTTTTGAAACACTACCAAACTTGGAATACAACGAATCCCAATTGGTGATCATGTCCTGAGTTTTATCACCAATGATACCCTGCTCCACACCAAAATCAATAACTTTCTGCCGAAGACCATAATACGCCAAACCCAATTGTTCTGATTTATATGCCGCTTCTTCTTCAGCAGATGCAAACGTCTTTACTTCTTTAGAAAGAACTCCAAAATCCTGAGCCATCTGTATAATTTGTGGAGCAACCCAACTATCAAAAGCAGCGTCTCTAGCTTTTGTAAGAGCGTACAATGTTCCTATAACCAACAAAACCACACCTACAAGAGTCGAAGCACTCACTACAAAAGCACCAATCGCAGCAGAAGATGCAGTAAGCCAGCCTAGAAGAGAAGCTGTAGCTGCTGAACCTCCAATAGTTGCAATTGCTATGCCAACCTGAGCAAGAATTCCAACAAGTGAACCGAAAACCCACAAAAGTCCACCAACAGCAATTATTAGAGTTGGAATTCCAACTCCGCCAAGTACTGCAAATGTTACAATAATCCGTTGTGCACTTTTATCTAATTCAGAAAAACTTTTCGCAAGACTTTCGATATGCTTAAAGAATGGGTCCAACCAAATAATAACACCACGAAGCGCATCCATGAAAGGCTGTGCTATCGTAATTGCTACATCACGTACACGATTCTGCAAAACTGCTAACTGATTCTGGAGGGTTATTGCCTTCTTCGCAAACTCGTCCTCCATTGCTGTGCCTTTTTTATAGGCAGTTTCTGAATCTCCAAGAGTCTTGTTCAAATCATCCATCGTGTTGACAAGAGTCAACAACACCTGATTCTGACGAACGGATGTACCGAACAATTCTGAAATTGCCGAAGGGATTTTAGTCTTCGACATCGTGGAAATTCTGGTAAGCAACTGATTCAATGCAGCTGATGCATCTTTACCCCAATCTTCTGCAAACTGTTTTGCAGATTTTCCTGAAATTCTGGCAAGTGCAGCAAGTTTATCTCCACCCTCTGCAACAGAACGCGAAACTTTCAGGATGGTATTTGCAATCGCATTACCGCCAAGCTCTGAACGATGACCAAGATTTGCAACTGCAGCTGACCAACCAAACATCTGAGACGAAGACATCTTAGCAACTGCACCAGCACCTGACATACGTCGGGTAATTTCGAGGATAGTACCCTCGGTAGAGATACCCTTGTTGCCAAGATCGACGAGAGTTGCCGCTAGTTTTCCGTAGCCTTTGGAAGCATCACCTGTAATGTTCTTGATCTGGGCCAGAGCTTTTGCAGCAGTCTCAACTTCGATGCCATCAATCGTAGTACCAAGTTTGGCAACTGTTTCGGTAAAATCTGCTAGATCCCGCTTATGTACGCCGAACTGTCCGCCAAATGCTGCAATCTCTGTGAGCTGCTTGTGCGTAAATGGCAATCTTGTTGCCATCTCACGAAGTTGATCCTGAAATGCCTTCGCCTGAATATTCAGTTTACCAAAAGCATCTACATAGCCAAAGCCCTGAACTGTCTTGACAACATTGGCAAACTGATGTTCAAAATCTATCCCGATTTTAACAAGTCCCATCAAAGGAACAGTTAGAGAACGGTAAAGAGTACCTCCTAAGACAATCAACTGCATCCCAAGACTACGAGCTGCAGCTCCAAGTGTATCCAACGAGTTCGCCACAGCCATAATCTGTGGCGAAGCCTGATTGACAAACTGGAGTGTTCCTAGGACAATAGTACCCATTTATTCCCCGCCCCCACCAAACATTAGGAAATACTCCCTACCAATTCGCTTTTGTTCTTCAGCAGTCTGCTTTTTCTTCAACGAAGCTGCTTCTGGCATATCACCAAACCGTAATACAAACTGATCTATTGGCCAGGGATCTTTTTGCTTCTTTGAATCACGGTTTATGTTTGCCAACATCGAAACAATACTTGCGAATCGATATTCGTCACGGTCAGAAGTGAATGGTGTAAGACTATCATACACCATCCACTCCTCGAACTGATTCCACGATATTTCGTCGAGCATTTCGTCGACGTTTACGCGCCCAAGGCGCAGAGCCAAATCGTAGGCGAACCTACGCATGGTTCCACGCGCTAGACGTTTTTTAGTTCTTCATCCTTCTTCGGCGTGGAGAATCCATTCAACTCCATGGCGGCAGTCTGAAGACGAGTGAATACCTTCACACTCTTGTCTCGCAGCAACTCAACCTGCTTGGAATTGAAAAGGCGGTTTCCACCACCATCCACAGCGGAGAGCACCACGATTGCGACCATCGCATCTTCGCGTGCCTTTGCGGATGTTTGCATCTGCTTCTGGAAAGTGAGGGCTTCCCGTGCAGTCAATGTCTTGAGGCGAATAACGCCCGGTTCGCCGTCGACCGGCCACTCAGGGACCTCAACGTCCATCGTGTTGAGATCGTCCATCTCGAGGATCTGTTCTGCAGTCAGGTAACGCTTGCCATTCTCGCTCATTGTATTCTCCCTATCCTGTTCCTTTCGAGGGAGGGGAATCACCGTTCCCCTCCCCGCACTCAGCCAACGAACTACTTACGGCGCAATCGGACGGGACCGCTCACCGAGGTCCCTGTCCTTGTCCTTGTCCGGAGACAAGGACGTCATCGACTCGAAATCGAGAAGGGTTGGCGGATTTGGCGTGCCAACGATCCAGTCGTGCCTTCCGGTGGGTCGAATCGTCACGTCAGCCGACAGACGATCATCGACCGGGGCCGATACACCGAAGTTCGTGATGAACCCGCTGAACATCCACGCCGTTCCGTCGGGATAGGTCAGCTTGTAGATGTTACGACTACCTGTGAACCACTTCTGCTGAAGGCCCGTCAGGTGATCGATGGTAGAATTACGAGGCACGAAGTTGACGTTGAACGTCATGTCCCCGTGACGGCGAATACCAACAATGTATTCGTCGTCTGCGTTGTTGTGGTTCGTCAGTTCGATCGTGTTACGCGTGAGCGCCGGAGCGGTGATCTCGCGCAACTCGCCGATATTTGTGAACGCAGCAACCCCACCGCTCGGGTTGATAATGGGCCACTTGGGGTCATGACTGACCGCGATGAGTGTTCCCTGTGCCGACATTCCCTCGGACATGTTACCTCCTAAAAGGTGACAGTTTGATTCACAACGCCTTTGAGAGCGTTGTACGCTGCAGTCGCCATGGCAAAGGCAGGACCCCTGGCCCTCGCTCTACAAACAATTTGAGCAGAAGGATGATCATACGCAGGAGCACCTTGGTTCTGAATGTAGGAGCCCTCCCTCCCTGGGGTCTCGATGACCGACAGATATGGACCGTCACCAGTCGGCAAGGTCACAGAGGAACTTAGAAACAGGTTAGTTCCCAGAGTCCCAACACCAGCCGTAACAAGCATGGACAGAATTTCCTGGGCGAACGTATCCGATGGTACTTTTTCTACCCGAATATTGAACACAATTCGGATACGGTGATTGTCATCCAGGCCCAATTCAAAGGGCCGCTGTGCGAATATCTTTAGATAATCGGTGGATGACATATTAGCCTAGCTTCTTATCCAACCGCCGAATTACACGATCAGCCATATACGGAGCAGCTTCCTTGAGCGTACTCTCAAGAAATTTCGCTTGCCCCTCATTATGGTGTGCTTCCAAATCTTCATGCACCTGAATTGCATAATCGGCTGTTCTACGACCTGTTTTCGGATTTGTTAGGTCATTACCAACAGTAATCGTGGCGGCAACTATGCCCTTCCGATTAGGACTACCTTTTCTTACTCCCTCGAACAGTTCCGTAGACTGTGACAAAGCACGTGTGTCTTTTGGAATTCTACGAATTACTTCTTCCTGTTCTGTCTTCATCTCTTCCATCAGAGCATTCTGAAGGTTTCCCTCCAATTTTAAGCCCATAAGGTTGAGACGACCCTTCATTTGTTCAACGCCCTTGATGGTAACTCTAAAGGCCATTTGAACTCACCATCACTTTCGGCGCAAAAACATTCTCAAGAGCTTCGATGTATTTGTCTCCAACGCTCTTCCAAACGAATCGCGCCTCAGAAGCTTTCTGAAGCACCTGTTCACTACGATTCGATCGGTACTGTTCGTTGCTGTACAAACTGTTCAAAGCCCCAATGAATTCATCTTTATCCGGCACACCGCCAACCGCATTGATATTGTTCGGCGTGCAAGCTGTAGTGGGGCAAGAAACCATATTACAGCTATCAGAAAACAAATCACCAAGTGCTGACCAGTTAGGAAGAATTTGCGGAATACCGCAGGCCATACCTTCGAGGGTGGTCAGTCCAAAGCCTTCGCCCTGAGTAGTCGTGACCTGGACATCGAAACTGTTATAGACAAACGGGAGCGCCGTCTCGGCAATGCCAAACCCTGGATCAGGTTCCGCGAGAATCAGGCGACCTGTCAATCCGTAATACCGCATCAACTGTGAAGCGTCGTACCCTACATCAGCAGTAGGGGCAATGTGCAGATACAGATATGCGTCGTCAACCCGATAGGTCTTGACCCACTCGCAGAAGTACTGAATCGTCAGGTCCAGCCGTTTCCGAGCCTGATTTCGGTTGATATTTCCAACAATAAAACCTTTTGACTGCTTCTGGGGCAAACCCATGGATTGACGGGCAAGTTCTTTACGGATAGGCTTGAAAATCTCTCTATCTACTCCTAGCGGAATTACCGTAGACGATCCACGGTAGCCACCGAGTGCTGCCTCTTTCGCGCCAAAGTCTGTCCAGAAAATCGCATGAAGAAGACCATTTAGTCCTTCTCCACGACAATTTTTGCCATCTACCGCAACAACACCAACGGTGGGCACGTTTCCAATGGCTTTCATGTACTCTGGAAAGTTCCATGGATCATTCTGTACTATCACAAGTTCAGGGCGAATTGAATCTATAAGTGATTTAATACGAGAGAGACCAAAAATGTCACCTCGTGTGCCACGAATACAGGGGAAAATCGGATACGGGTACTGATGTGGGTCACCGAAATAGTTCAACCCAAGAACATAGGTATCCCACTCGTGCCGGACAGTTTCGAGGATGTGGTGTGTACACTTCGCAAAACCAGTAGAAACAACAGCATCACCAATCCAGAGAAGTCGACGCGTGGACTTACTAACCTGGACATTTGACGTTGATGCATCAACAGGAACCAATTCGTTAGCAAATTCCCAGAACGTTTCACAAATGTGCTGCCAATCGAACTGCTTCTTGGCACCCTCGATGTCTCTCGGCGGCCAATGTGATTTT